AATGTAATCTCCTAAATTCATCTCATTTGCAATAACTTCTGGGCCTAGTGGCTGAAGATACTGTAGGAATGTTGCGAGTTTATTTAGGTCTTGACCTCTACCTAGTGCCTCGATACCAGTAACGACAGTAGGTTTAACACTCTCCTTAGGCATACGAGGCATCTTACCCTGTTTGGTAAGTGTCTCCAAGAGAAGATTGATAAGCGGTAATTGAAATTCTTGAGATAGAATTGAGTACACACCACCGAGGGCAGTCTCCAATTCCTGTGCCATGAACCGAATTTCTTCGGCAGTGACACGTTCAGCGGCACGCTGTACAGACGAATTTAACAGAAAGGCTGCTGAAAGCCTATCGTTAATCATACGCATCGTCTCTAGAGATACTCGGAAGTCACCTGCTTTCTGTACTTGTAGAGTTGAAACGTCATTAGCATCCCCGTTTAGGAACGCCCCGTTAGGAGCCTTGGCTAAGTCTCTACTTTTGGTTGAACCATTTGGACGTACTAGGAATAGTACTTTGGCAGATGCTGCGCTGCCTTGTACGATAGCCTGAGTTAGTGCCTCTAGACTACGGAGGTCTCCAATGTATTCCTCAATGAATCCCCTACCATAGTCTTCGCCATCAATACGTATAAAACGTAATGGAATGAAGGGGCTATTGTCTTTCTTGAATGTACCACGTGACTTAGGAACTTCTATTCCTGCTACTTCCTGTCGTACTTCAAACCCCTTAGACGTTGCTTTTACATGCGTGTATAAATCATAATTCCTTACTGGTGTATCACTAGGAGGTATAATAGCCTTGACTTCCTCAGGAAGCATTAGGGGTGATACGCTTTCCTTAGTGATGATTTCCAGTAGGTTGCCCATCGCATCACGCTTAATGCAATAGCGGTCAGGTCTAAATACTTTCATGCCGCCTTCTTTAGGCATGTACACAAGCGCATTACCTGTTACGATAAGCAGCTTGAGTGCCTCGAAGACAGGGACACGAATAGCCTTGCTTTCAATTTCCTGCATTGCCGCACGTTCAATACGTGCTAGCCCCTCCTCAACCTGTCCACGATTTTCACCTGCTATAGCTTGCAGATCAAAGTCATCAATCGTAAGACGGAAGAAGGGACTATTAGGGGGCAGCAGAGCAAGAAGCAATTTAGACGCAAGGTTGTTTACACCCCTTGCTCCAATGCCTTGATACGGTGTAGCATAGATGGTTGACCCACTATGTCCTTCGTCTGGCAGAAGAGTAGGGATAGTTAGCTTTGCTGCTTCACGTCCACGTTCGAGGAACGTATCACGCTCACTCTCTAGTTGACTGTAGCGTTTTGCTACTGTTCCTACATCTTGTTCCATGTAATTATCCTATCGGAATGTTCAATCCTGATTTACCAGAACCGCCTACATTTGCTGCGGCTTTCTGGGCTATGAGTGCTCTCTTGCCCCTCTGTCGGCGTTTCTTAACAATACCCGCAGTCTGTATATCTGTCTGTAATTCCTCGTCCTGTTGTTTTGGCGCTCCTGTACGTGCTGCGGATGCCTTAGGAACCTTAGGTGAAACAACACTGGCCACAGCCTTGCCTACATCTTCAGCTACATCTACTATAGCACCTGGAACTTTCGCTGCTGTTTTAACAATAGTCTTAGGTATTTTTAATACTGTCTTAGCTATTGGTGAGACTTCTTTAACCACAGCTTTTGGGGCTGCTGCTACAATCTTAGGTATAGACAGGGCAACTCTAGCTATTGGGCTAATTGGTTTTGCTACTGTTTTTACTACTTTTTTAGCAGTTTTCTTTATTCTTCTTTTTACTTTTTTCCAAAATCCCATACTACTAACTGCCTCTTGGTATCTGTAAACCAGAGGCTGCACTACTTACTTGTGCTGACATCCGATCTAGTAGTTCTGTTCTAAGAGCCTTCCTACCTTTCTTTACCTTTCCTAATGCATCATCAGCCAGTTCTAAGTCTGGTGTTTTAGTAATAGCAGTAATAGCACGTGCAGGAAGAGGCAGAGGCTTGGGCATCTTTGGACTTAATAATCCACCCATATTTATTCATCCTCGAAATCTTGTCCTTGTAGTTCTACAAGTTTAGTTATAATTGATTGTTGCCCCCTAAGGAAAGCTAATTCCTCAGGGGTAACTTGTGAAAGCGGAAGCTTGTTAGGATATAGGTTGCGTAGGTGGTTGAGCAAGCCATCTGTTATATTAAAATCGTTTCCTAATACTCTCATAGTGAACAAACTTTCGCTAATGTTGTAACTTTAGATTTCACAGATGCCAGCAGTACAGGCTAATTCCTGAGAAGATGTTGTATTATCATATACTTCTGTATACTCAGAGAAGTCTA